AGCGTGCTAATCCACCACTCAGAAACAGCGACGGCATCCCAATAGGCTTCAGCATAATTGGCTTCGGCAATTGCAGCTAGCAAGCGTAGATAGTAGATCATGGATTAAGCCCGTCTCGCTCGAACAAATCACGTTCCGCCTTTCGGCGTCTTGTTAAGCCGCGCAAGGCGACTTTCTGGCCGGTCTTTGGGTCCGTGGCCTTATTCCATCGCTCGAATTGCTCAGCGGCGGCGGCGTAGAACCGCTGATTGAGAAGACGCAGCAGTGTCGAGCCGGCGAAAGCGCCTAGCCCAACATTGAAGGAAAAACAGACTAAAGCGTCGAACATGGCTTGCGTGATCGGAGCCGTAATCCGCGCGTTGACACCGGCTGAGAAACGCTCCAGATCAGACAGGAGCAGTTCATCCGCCTGCTCGGCGGTCAGCGGCCGGTCGAACCGCTCGGAGTCGCGGATCAAGTGCCCCCAACCGATAGTCCACTGGTCAGCAGGATCGCGGTACGGGACCGATGCCATTCCGCCTTGCGGCCCCCGCTCGAATTCGTGGATCAGCTCTAGTGCTGCCGGCGATGGTTCGTAAGCCATGCCATCTCCAAGGTCTGAATCAAGTTTTCTGATACACTAAACTGGAAACAAAGTCAATAGTTTGGTGGCTATGCTTCGGGTCGTATTCGTCACACAAGTCTGGAAATTCTCGGCGGTCGTGGTCACACCAGCAAATCAGGAACCGCTCGTTGCGTCGAAATCGCTTGCAATGAAAGCACGGGAATTGGTCGGCGCGGTGCTTCAGAGACACGGCATTAGGGCCATGGTATCTAAGTCACTATCACTTATTTTCCGCTGCATACTCATTATAAGTCTCGGCTACCAAGCTATATCTACAGTAGCTGTAGCTGTAAGGGCAGTAAATTCTAACTTATAAAATGGACCAATAATAACATCGACTGCTGTGGCTGATATAGTTCCTGCCAAATTACCACTACTTACTGCAACTAAACTTCCAGCCGCAGATATTTGACACTTAACAGTCACGGTGCCAGTAGTTATAACTACCCTAACTGTAATAGGAGAAATTAATCTGTCACTAAATTCTGTTGGATCTTTTGGACAACGAAATTCTTTAGGAGTACCTACTGGTACAGTAAGTGTTTGAGTACCCATTATTTCACCGCAGCATCAGTAGTAGCTAACTCGGACCCAAAACCAAATCCTCTCGGTAAATCCATTACTCTTGATTGCCGTCGAAGATCTGTGCGAAGATTACGCTGTGCCTCTCCAATACCCTGATACCATCGAGTCATATAAAATTGAGACCTAGTTGTATCTTCTACATCTGGATCCATAAAAAGATACAATCGAAGCAAGCTCCCAACTACTAATAACTCATGATACATTTCAGGAATTTGAGGATCAACATCAGGATTTATTCCATCAAAGACTAAAGCTGGAGGAACTATAAATCCTTCAATACTTACAGTGCTATTACTGGTCGTGTATGGAACTAATCTAATTTTATTCTCATACATGTCAGTAACTACAAACTTAGGTGTGCCTGTTGCTACTCGCCAGTTATCAAATCTATTAGTATTTTCTATACTATTAAAGCTGTAATAGCCAAAATCTAACTCGCTAGCAGTTATTGGGCGTAATTGTAGTCCGTTTAATATAACTGACTTAACTACAATCATTGTATCCGGCAATGTAATCCAAGGATCATTACCAGTTACTACTCCCGGGCTTATATTGTATACTGCAAGAGTTGCGCGGGCAAACTCACTCTGAGCAAATGAAGCATGTTGTAAGATAGTCGTATCTGCTATTCTATAATTCACACTTACTACGTCATCAAGATGAGCGCGAATAGTAGATAATAACTCTTCAGATGTCATAGTAACGGACAAGCTCCATGTTTGCTTTCAAGGTATCTATAATTAAAAGCTCTTCGCATCGGAACCAGATTCACACTCAAATTAGCCTGCATTCTAGCTACTTTCTTACTATCAGCAAATTCGAGTGAAGCAACTTTCAATGCCTCCCAGATAACCAAAGAGTGATACTCATCATCCCAGATAGGAGAAGCACTTAAATTACTAAATCCACCAGGTTTATACCAAATATCTCCTCGGATTTCCCAAGCCGCAGTCGGTACTGGTTCTATTCGATAACTAAAATCTGGCAGCGGGATTATAAATAATGGATCACCTTCTCGCTGTATGCCAACTTGCTGCTCCTGAACCCATGTACTATATTCCATAAACTCCATAGGAAACCGTGTAGTTTCTCCTACTTTATTCCTGTAAATTGAATCTCTATAGATTTCCCGAACTTGAGAAATAGTATACTCTGCTGTCCCATCAACAGTGGTTATTAATAACCCTCGATTGTGATAGAACTTCCACTGCTCGGACTCTAATTGAATCCTTAAATACGCATCAGACAGCCATTGAAATATCACTGCTGTTGAGACGGTATAAGGCTCAACTTCATCTCCCATTGCCAAGCGGAGCCTATTTACCATCTCTTGAGCAGTCATTTCAATTTACCTGATCCTTGATGGAATTATACCACTCAGCTCCTCTTGGATTAGTATCTTTAAAATGATGTGGATAGCGGAGAAGATTGCTAGAACTATTTGTCTCAAATGTAGCTCCATTTGGTGATTGTCTATACCCAAAAGTCCATGCTTCCTTTTTAGCCCTAACAATAACTTCTAGCACAAATCTTGGAACTACCTGCCATTCCCCTCGCATCAGATAATAACTTTTTCCATTAACTCCAATAGTTACCAGCCGAGTCGTATCTTCCTGATCATAACTGGGGAGAATCATTACCTCTACAGGCTCAGCCATAAAGCTCAAATCCCGAGCGAGCTGACCTATATCTTCATTGGCGATAACTTGAATTGGAGACTCAAGCGAATCTTCTTCCTTTTGTTCAATATAGTTAGTCTTAACTGGATCAGAACTTTCAGTCTTTTGAATTTGTGTTGGCATATTTGTAAGCGGGAATAATCCCGCTCCTCATTAGTATGTATAAAATGATTCAATCATTTCGTGTGGCTATTAACCCCAGGCTTCCCACAGAACGTCATCATCATCAGTTTCCAAACCGGCTGTGGCGACTGTGATTGTGAATCCCATCTTATCGCTAGTTAGAGCAATACCCGCAGCAGCATAAGTTCGAGTCCCAGCCGCAACAGTTACGAGTGACTTCGCATTAGCGCCTGCGTCTAGGCCATAAGTAGTAGTTCCAGTTGCAGCCTCTGGATCAACATGGTGTACAGCTTCGACTCGATCAGTCAAATTTACTACTCGAATCTTACTAGGCTTAAAGCCAAGATTAATAGTAAAATTCGCAGCAGTCCGAACTCCAGTCCTAACCCCATAGGAGTATCGGACTCCTTCCTGAATATTGATATATGTCTTAGTAACAGCAGCATTAGCCATTTCAATTCACCTTATTCGTTAAGCAGCTTTTTCGTATATTCCAGCCAAACACTGTAAATATACGTCGCATCACCGTCGTTAGTTCCGCCCAGAGTTAGTACTACGGACAAACTTCCAGGTGCGGCCAACATACCCGAGGTAGTACACGTAAATACCAACTCCGATGCTGCCGCTGTGATAGTCGTAGCTGCTGTGCTCTGAATGTCCGCATTTGCAGTGTCTCCTGTCCCGCAAGGATAAACTTCACAATCAAGGGTAAGAACGTCGTTATCGGCCGCCTTACCAACAAGAGCATGGACTTCTACAGGAAAACTCAAATCCAGATCAATTGGAGTCGGAACCACAAAACCAAGAGCTTCGCCAGCAGTACAATTGACTGGAATATTAATCACAGTCTCTTTGTTCGCTAGCTGAGCATATCCAGCTACAGTAGTAGCTTGTTTTAGCAGTGCTGTTCCGTCTTCTTGAGTAATAGCACCCAAGGAAACAGGAACAAAACCTTTAGACGCCAGAAGTGCTTTAAGAGCGTCGGCACCTGGAGCACTGATAAAACGTGCAATTTCGTTAAGCACGCCTGCCATATTCGTGTCCTTCTAAAAAGGAGGCAATGTCAATTAGGCACTGCCTCAACTGCCACCACTCTTAGTTCGCTTCAGTACCAACCCAAGCAACAAACATCCAGTCATCATTCAAGATCGACTGGCACTGCCAGGTTTGTCCAGCCACATAGCCGCGTTGGCCCAAAGGATCAGACTTACTTAGGTCTGACGGGCGCATATGGTTCACCTTTAGGCTATCAAATCCTCGAAGTGGAACTTGACCAAAAGCATCACCACCGCCTTTACCTCGACCAATACCGACCAAGGGATAAACGTCGATATTAGTGCCAGCATCAGACTTAGGAGTAAACCCGGCAACAGCCGACCCAACAGCAGCGCCGGCACCGGGTCGGTAAGTCAAGATCGGATTCACAACAATCCGAAACCGACCAATTGCTCCAATTTCATAGTCAGGATCAAGCAGTCCCATCCCGTCGCCATAGTCTTGACGCTTGGTAAATCCTGGAATATTCTCAAAAGTCTTCTCCATGTCCGTATGGCAATAAACCGGCCAAGAAGCATTGACAGACTGAGTTCCAAAATTGGCGCTAGACTTCAACATCTTGTTAATAGTCGTAGCGTGCTTGCCCAGCAAAGCGCGAGCAATATTCTGAAACATCGCCTTAGTCGGTGGGCCATTAACAGTTCCAATAGTGGTTCCAACTCCTCCAAAGAAAGCATTTGTGCAGGCTTTCAGCTCCCCATAAACCATCATTTCTCGACAAAGAGCAATTCTGGTGGCGAGCTGATCTTCCTGCTCAACTGGAATCTTATCACCTTCCTCATGCACATATCGAGTCTTATCGGTGTAAGAATACATCGCGCCAATCTGTTGCAGTGTCGCGGAACGCGTAGTCCAGCTAATTGAGTCAGGAGTAGGAGTTACTCCTTCTTGGAGTAGATGCTTAGCAATAAAAGTTGTATCGCCGCCAGCAGCAATCCACTGGTTATCGACGCCACCATAGGGAAGATACCGCATCCACTCGATTTTTTGAGATACATTCTGTGGAAATGGCTCCATCGCCCCTAGTTTCGTCAACATCTCTTGGGGCATGGCTTTTGCTAGAATTCGACCTTTCCACTTCTCCAGCCGACCAGCTTGTGCTGCGTAAGTTTGACCTGTCATAATTAACTATCTCCTGCAATAACTTCATTAAACGCCGCCAAGAATGCCTCTTGTGAGGTCTGTGGCGAATTATCTTTCTTTTGGCGACTCGCAGGAGTTTGTCCTTGAGCCAAACGGTTAGCCTTACTTCCAGCTTTAGCCGCTTTCTCCTGATTTCTACTAGCTTCCCAAGCCTCAAATTTTCTTAGTGCATTCACATAAGGTGCACCAAAACTAAGTAAGGCTTGCTGGGTTTGGTATCCCTGCTGAGAATACCACTCTACAAAATCTTTGTGCCGCTGTCCTTCTGGCGCAAATTTACCATTCACGACTGGAGGGATAATTTCTCCAAGAGCTTCTGGTGGGTAAAAGGATAGGACCAACTGTTGTCCGAATGATTCATTTAACTTCGATGAAACCGGATCAAGATATGGGCGGAGAGTAGCTTCATCCAAAGGTGCTACCTGAAAAGCCTCAGCCAGCGCGGGCACTAGCGCCTCGGCCAATTTTGGATCATACTCTTCCAAAATCTTCTTCAGCTTATCAGTGTTGAACGAAGCTCGTGTTCCAATAGATTTCTCCAACCCACCCAATCGCTCTTGGAGCTGAGTCATTCCGCCGTTAAGACGAGATTCGAGACCACCAATATGATCGGGAAATTCTGACACACGCCGAAGACGAGAGTAAACATCCTCTTCAGACATATCTCGTATAAATGGAGATGGTTCTTCAGGGGCTTCCTCGGTTGGAAGTCCAACCTCATCTTCATTCTCTAAACTTTCAGTATCTAGTGGCATTTTCATTTTCCTTTAATTGCTGTTTTATATAGAGTAATTCAGCCCGCCTTCCACGTAATTCCTCAGTTTTTACTGCATCAAGTCCCGGCACAGCAATTTTCTCTAGCAGGAGCATATCACGTTCAGCTATTTGATGCAATAATTCGGATACTTCAATACAAAGTCTACCGCCAATATCAAATGCTTGAATTTTCATTGTAATCCCAGCACCGCTAAGGCATCTTGAACATTTTGCTTTTGAGGTGCATCTTCAGTCATAGTTGTATCTGGTATTGATTCCTTAGCCAGCATTTTACCAGACTCATCTTTACTAATCGCTGTTTGAGCAATCTTAGTATCAGAACTAAGTTGTGCTTGCTCTTGTGCCGCCTGAAGAGACAATTTCTTAAACTGCGCCTCCAACGCGATCTTAAGGGTATCAACTTCCTTTTTCAAATCAGCCTTATAAACTTCGGCCTGTGCTTCAATCTGAGCAACAATAACCTTAGGATCGGGTTGCTGTTCGGCTGCCTGTAGTTGTTGCCGTTCTTCATCCGTCAAAGCCAAAGTCTCAATATCAATTTGGAATCCTTCGAGATAGATCTTCATCCATTTCTGAGGAGAAATACCATAAATTGGTTGGAGAACTTGTTGGGAAATCTGCAACAATGCCTGCTGCTGAAGCTCTCTTACAATTAAAACCGTAGAGCCCAGTGGCTCAACAACCGCATCTCCCTTCGCAGATTCAGGGCCATAAGTCTGTACCCAATCATAATAACTTGTAATCATGGGCTTGCAGACTTTATCATCCCACTCTTTCACAATCAATCGAAGATTGGTTGTAGAGTTATTCATCAATTGTTGAGAAACCCCCACCGCGTCGGTTACAGCTTGGCCTTGGAGGAGAAGAGACAAGCCAGTAATGTCTTCTGTCATCTTAAGCCAGAATTGAATAACTGGCATTATCTTATTAAGATGGTTAGGGAATTCCAAGAATGCCATAGCGTTTTTAGCCTCTGCCATAGCATCAATTCCTGGAAGACCAGATTTTACTTTCCAATGCTTGTATGGATAGAGTTCAGTATCCTCTCCGTCAATGGGCTCAATTAACCCATCAAGCTGCAAAACCTGAGGTCCAACACTATACCCCATATTATCCATTAAAGCACGAACTGAGGCAATAAGCCCACGCTGAGGAGTTTCCATTTGCTCAGGAATGCCAATTCCAGCCCAGGAATTATCTCTAGATTCCCAGCAAAGAATATTATACGGGAATCTTTCCGTTTCTAATGGATAAGGAGATACTTTGATGATTCGGTTATTCAATAACAATATGATACTAAATCCAAGAGATTTTTCTCCTAATTCCCCTTTCCATTCAACAATCCCAGTCCTAACCCAAATAGAATATGGCTTTTTGGAATCTTTTTGTGGTTTGAAGTTCTTATCACAAGGTCCCTCCTCCAGCGCGGCTTTAATTGCGCCGCTGTCGTATGAGGAGTCCTCCAAGTATTCCATAAGCTGTCGTTTAGAAACTTCTGGAATTTCCTCATAGAAATATCTTCCGTTCTGAATGTCTGACCCGCAGCGAGGATCAGGATAGCAATTCTCAACCTTGATACACTCAATTTGAGGGGTATAGTATAGTAGGGTTTTTAGTTCTTGAACTAGAAGTTCTGCTAGAATTGGGTCATCTATACTGTATAGTGTATTTAGTATCTGTTTCGTATCCTCACTGACCTTTCTTTCTTTCGGAAATGGCCCTTTAATGACCCCGGTTCCGACAATTCCAGCTTCGGCAATCTGCGCTCGGACAGCAGCAGACCAATCAGACTCTTTCAGCCAATCTCGAATTATTAATTCCGCGTTTTCCGCTGCCATCTTGGCGGATTCTGCGTCTTGAATTTTTGAGAAAATGTCAGGCAGAGCAGTAGCTAGCTGCTGTAAAACAGTAGGATAATCGGACAAATATCCATACACAGTTTGTAAGTCAGAAACTGGTGTTTGTCGAAGACTGAATGGCATTTTTCCGGTCGGAAGTAGCAAATCAGCGACTCGTGCAGTTCCCGCGTTGGTGTATGGGCGGGTAATATTAGGGACTACAGTAGAACGTTTTGACTTAGGCTTCCTTTCCGTATTTGCTACAAGAGCAGAATTTAAAGTCTCTCCTTTCTCGTATGAAGAAGAAGTACTTCCTTCTTTCTTTCCTTTATACTGTGCTCTAGCCTTTCGCCAAATATGCTCCAGTTCTTGTCGACTGGCAATAGCTTCTTCACGCTCTTCACAAAAAGAGCTGATTAGTTTGTCAAGAGTTAGTCCAGTAGGAAGTTGCATTATAGCCTCACAAAAGCTTAGATATTAGATATCCGATTGTAAATGCAATCGTAGAAAATACTATTACAGCAGCAATTATAGCTGAAGCGAAATCTTCTTTAGAAGTAACGAGAAGTAATATTATAAATATTACTCCATAGAATAATACCCACAGTGCCCAGTTAGGAATAAACATTAGTACCCCAAAATAGCATCTAATGGTCGCCAACCAACAGATGTTTCAGCAAAGAAATTATCTGATTCTACCTGTTTAATTGGCTTAGCTCGCATCGGGACAAAAGATAGGACAAAAGCATCCCAATGGTCAGGAGAACGTGAAGCGCCCTTTCCAATCTTAGATCGATCTACTGCGAATCGGGCACGATATTCTTCTTTGGATTCAATCAACAACAAACCTGCTTTGTGGGAAAACTGAATGGCTGTTGCTTGGGAAATGAATGTTTGATTGTTTGGGATTGAGACTTCTAAATCTGTCAGATATTCCAACGCTTGATTATGGAGATATGCACGAAGATTATAGTGCTTTCCATCTGCAAGCTTTGCACCTGTGTGCACAGCAACTGTGATCGAGGAGAATCTACCATATTTTAGTTGATCCGCCGCTGATCCACCTGGACCATCCCGTTCAATAGCAATTAATCCAACTGGCCCGGTGTTTAGGAGGCGTTTTACTTTATACTCGATAATCGTTGCAAGTTGCACACCATCAAGTTTTTTATACGTTTCAGGGTCTATCGAAAGTCGTCCTTTTCTTGCCCAAATAACAATCTCATCATTTCCCATTCCAGCGGCGTCAACGCCAATTACCCATGGAACGTCAGGAGCTTGGACAATAGCTCCTGGTGGGCGTTTTGTAGCTGGGAGTAGGATTGATGGGCTGATAAAAGTATTAGCAACTGAAGCAGTATAACTTCGATTTACCTGAGAGGCCAAAGTTGTAGGAAGCAACTCCAATTCTTGTTTCTTATACCAAGGCTCTTCTTCAGGAGGAAGTTCTGGATTCTGCCGCTTGCGAGGATCTTCAGTCCAATCGAAAATAAAAATCTGTTCTTTCGGAAGAAAGTGACGAAGTTTGTAAAATAAATTACCAACTCCGTTAACAGTAGAAATATAAATTCGGCAATTAGTTGTTGCGGATAATGCGGATTCTGCTGAATCTGGGTGCTCTAAGTGAGCAAACTCATCCACAATATAAAGCCCAGCACGACCGCCGCGACCAATCTCGTCGCCAATTTCTCCTTTTATCAACGACCCGTTTGATATGTTGGGGATAGTTCCCCACTTGCGGCCTTGGGTATGATTTTCAGGTAAGAACTCGACTGGAAGATTATCGATGAATGTTCTTACTTTCCAGAAAATAGAATCAGGATCGTGTTCCCCATTATCGACAAGTTCTTTCTTTCTGCTCCCAAATCCAACAACAGAAGTAGGATAGAACAACCATATACACACCGCACATGCAGCGCAGAGCCAAGTAAAGCCCACATCACGAGATTTTTCCCCTAATCCGCGCCGGGATTCCTTCCAGGAGGAATAAACCCAATTGACAAAATCTTCCTGCCTCGGAAATAGGATGAATGGGGAATACTTCTCTGTTTCCTTTCGAGGGTCAAACGTCATTCCCCAATCATTAATGAAATCGGTCCAGTGCGTAGAGTAATAGTCCTTTAGCTTGGTAATTGCTCTTGGATTCTTTCTTAATCGAGTAAGAGCATCAAGTCGGAATTCCAGCACGGGCTTATAGTCAGGATTTGCCCAATTCATTTCATAAGAATTAGTCATCACTCCATCCTTCACTCAGAATCGTTAATGCCTTTTGGTGACGGGAGATAGGACTCCGTATAACTGCACTTGTTAGTTCCTCATTCTCTTCTACATTTATAAGCCCTTTATCCCGGATTAGGCGAATGTATGTATCAAGAGGGTCTTCGTCACTAGATTGGTCTTTTCCTGATACGATAGCTTTTAGCAGAATTTCTTTTCTTTCATTGAAGAATTGAACAGGAGGTGCACCGTTTTCTTCGTCAGGATCGAAATCTGGAATGTTCTTCAACATAAACATCGGGCCAGTCGCGTTGGTAAGCCCAATTAGCTCTTCATACCCTGCCGCGATCGCGGTGAGGCACCGGCTAATAGCGTACCTTAACGCGGGAACTCGCTGAGCTAAACGAACGAGAGACGTGGGGCCGGGAAGCCCAACTGCTAAGGCGTAATTTGTAACTGTTGGACGAGTCTCAGTATCCATACACTCTTCGAAATAAGTATTAGATCGATCAATAAAATCCTGTACTCCCGCAGGTGGAATAACCGTTGCTGGGCGGCGCCGCCAATCAGGAATTTTCTTTGACTTTCCATCTGGAGAGAGGTAGCCGTCTGAGTCGATTAAAGCCATAAATGGAATACTGAATTGTGGGTTATGTCAGAAAACTGACGAACAAGCCGATCTTTTGGAATAAAAGGAGTCAAATTTTTGACAATCGTTACAGGGGAGCAAGTAAGACCGAATAGATCAAGAAAATACAAGTATCTATTAATCTGCTCTGTTGTATCTAGGTAGGTAAGTTTGGTTTCGATTAGTAAATTGCCCGATTTCTTTTCGATTATGAAATCAGGCTGGAAATGTGTTCTTTTCCCTTCAGCCGAAAATACAAACCATTGATGGTCCCATAGTTTCCAATTATGCTCTTTACAGCGAGCATGAAGGAACTCTCCAACCTTATTCTCATAAGCCCGACCTTGCGCCCTGGTTCCAGTCATATTCGCTTTCGCCCACGCGGGAGGGGAAGATAGGATGACTTGGGGGAGTGCCCGCAACGCTGCTAGAGCTGGGGAACGGGATTGGCTATTTGGAATTGATTGTGTGTTCATGATTGGCTGTGGCTGGCCGCCGCGTTGGTTTTTGCGACTATACCATAGAGTTGGGTAAAAATATGGTGAATTGGTTTTAGTAATATGTTAGATGAATGTATGTTAGATGAATGT